AACCGATAGTGCCGCCCGCAACATGCACCTGGTTAGGGATGCCGTTCACCTCTTTAGCGGTGCGGTTAGCCACCGCCCGGGCGTTATCATCCATGAACGTGCTGATGCTAATGTTCTTGTCTTGCAGGCCGAACGCAGCACGCGCCAAGTCCTCAACCTGCTCAGACGACAACCCCGCCTGGTACCCATATTTTCGAATCGTTTGGTACCCTCGCTCATAAATCGCACGAATCTCTTCCTGCGATTTACCCGCGTTAGAAGCCGCCACAGCAACCTTGTTCGTTTCGTTAGCGACAGACCCGAAAAGCTTGTTCAGCTCACGGCCGCTCTTCGAAGCGTTATCGAAACCGTAACCAAGATCATAGGAAGCGGTCTTACCCTTCTTGAAAGCCTCCGCCAGCTTCTCAAGCGACTCATAGTATGAACCCATCGAATCGTTGTAGGATCGGAAGCCCTTGCCGAGGTAATCGAATGCCTTAGCAAAATCAGATAGCAGGGACTCAACCTTTTCTACCACTTCGCCGTTCTCGTCCAGCTTCTTAGTGTTCTCACCGATAGCGTCCGTGGCTTCACTGGTAGCGGCCGTTCCCTCCTTGATTTTCTTGTTCAGCTCTTCCTGGGATGCCCCGGCCTTTTGCAGCTTCTCGGGCAGCTGACCCTTCATCGCCTGGAATTTCTCTTCATCGGTGAGCGCTACACCCAATTTATTGGCGTAGTCGGTGACAGCCTGCCCAAGCTTCGGGAAAAGCTCGGTTATCTTGCTGACGCTCACACCCGAATGCTCCGCCTCGTCCGCTATCTGCTTGAAGAGCGCGGTAGCGCGCTGCGGATTCTCACCGTACATCTTCGCCAACGCCTCGTCCACCTGCAACACACTATCCTTGAGCAGATCGAACGAACCTTTAGAGCCGACGATGTTGTTCACCATGCCGTTAAACCCGTCGAACGCGGTTTGGTTACTGAGGCGTTTCAGTGCGTCGTTGATGCCGTTGATGCCTTCTTCGGTGCCGTGCATGGCCCACCTGCCGCGCCCGTTGGTGAACTCCGCGTTTTTGAAAATGTCGTTGATGCGGTTCATTTCGCCGCCGCTCTCAGATAGGGCGTTAGTCATTTTCTCCACGCCCGGTGTCTGCGCGTTAAGGTTCTTGAAAGGTGTAGCTATCGCCTCAGCACCAGCTACAGCTAGGGAGAGGTAGCCGAATCCACGGGCCAGCTTCCCTACCACACCGGAGAATTTACCACCGCTTGCGGCTCCCGCCTCCATCTGGGCGTTAGATGCGGCTACACCGGCTGAGGCGCTGCGCCCGGCTAAACCTAGCTCAACTAGCGCCGTGCGTGTAGCGTGCACCATAGTAACGAACTTCGCGGCACCAGCCACAGCCAGCAGCAGCGCACCAGTGATACCCCCAATGGTGAGAACCGTGGTGAGCGTACCCGAATCGACACGCGAAAGACCATCAACGAGCTTATCTAGCCATTGAACGGCCGGGCGCAAGGCGTCGGCCACACCAGAACCGGACTTGATGAAAAGCGTCTCGATAGACCCGCCCAGCTTCTCAAGGTCGCCCTTAAGGTTGTTCTGCGCGATAGCCGCTGTCTCGGCCGCGTAACCAGAGTCATTGACCTTATCAATCCACCCCTGGATACCGTCTTGCCCCTGCTCGTAGAGCACGGCGGCGGCACGCACAGCGTCAGAACCGAAAATCTGCGCCAGTGTCGCGTCACGTTGCTCAGCCGTCATGCCTTTCAAAGCGGCTTTCAGTTCGCCCGCGAACACCGCCAGCTTCTTGACCTTGCCCTGGTTATCGTACAGGCTAAGGCCCATTTCGCTCATTGTCTCCGCCGTCTCCTTGGACGGGTTTTGTAGCTTCTGCAGCATGACCTTGAACGATGTGCCCGCGTCGGAGCCGATAAGGCCCGCCGATGCGAACGCGGATAGGGCACCAACGGTTTCTTCGATGCTGAACCCGGTCTGCGCGGCAACCAGGCCGGACTGTTTCAAAGCGTAACCCAGGTCACCGACACTACCCTGCGCCTTACCTGCACCAGCAGCCAACAGGTCTGCTACGTGGCCCAGGTCGCTACCCTTGAGTTTGAACTGTGTCAGTGCGGTAGCCGCCAGTTCGGCGGCGTCACCGACACGAAGCTCACCGGCCGCCGCCAGAGACAGGGCACCATCGAGGCCGCCGTTCAGAATGTCCGATGTTTCCACACCGGCCTTAGCAAGCTCCGTGATGCCGTTAGCTGCCTCGGTACCAGAGTATTTTGTGTCCGCACCGGCTTTGATCGCGGCCTCACGCAGCAGATTCATGTTCGATGCGGTCTCATGCGTTGCGGCCTGCACGCCGGACATGGCCGCATCAAAATCTGCGAAAGCCTTCACGGGGAAAGCGAATGCTGCTAGCAGCCCGGCCCCGGCGATAGCGCTACCGGAGGCGAGCTTATCCATTGCGTCACGGTTGCCCAGGATAGAGCGGGTGAGCGACTGCGAAGAGTCTGTTGCCTGGCGGCTGTTTTCCCGCATCTGCGCATACGTATTCTTAGCCGCGGTGGCGTATGTTTGAACCGATGATGCGGTTGCGGCGGCCCCAGCCCGCGCATTCACCGCCATCTCCGAATACACCAGCTTGTTTACGGGGCCGATGCTCAGGATGTGGTCGCGGGCGCTCACAGCCGCCGATTTGAAAGACGCCCCGACGGACGAGGCAAGGCCGCTGTAGGCGTTCTGCGAGTTGAGGGAGGCCCGCTCCATAGCGGTAGTGATGCCGCCCGCGTAGTCTATAGCGGCCCGTGCTGATTCACGGCGCGCCGCTTTCTCCGCCCGCGTCATACCGGAGAAAACACCATAGGACTGTGCAGCAGTGTCACGATACGCCTGCACTACCTGCGCCCCGGACTGTCGGGCCTGCGCCGCACGGTTAGCGAACAAGGCAGCGTTAGCTGCCTGCCCCGCCCGTGACGTTTCGGCGATAGCCCGCACAGTCCCCTGCTGCGCGGCCCGTATGCTAGTGGCGCTAGTGAGCGCCGCCGCTGCCGCTACCGCCGCTGTGGATCGTATAGCGGCCTGCGATTCTGCGGCTGCGGTGCGTGCTGATTTTGCTGACTGCTGCCCGGTTAGCCCGCTTGTCTGCTGCGCGGCGCGCCGTGACGCGGCTACGGCTGCTACGGCGGCGGCTTCGTGGGCGCGCACTGTCTGCGTGGCGGCGTCACGGGCTGAGCGGGTGACGGTGCGCATACCCTGCTGCATACCGTCACCAGCGTGCTTACCGGCCGCCGCTGCCGCTATGCCGATACCGGATAGCGATTTAGAAGCGTCGCGTGAAGCCGCAGCTGCACCGGCTGATACGGCGGTGAATGCGCCGCCCCCGGCGCGGGCGTGCCCTGCCGCTACCACTGCGGCCTGCACCTCTGCTGAGGCTGCGCGTGATGATGCTACGGCGGCCCGCTGGTCTGCCGCGAGCCGCCGCCAGGGTGCGCCGAGGTCACCGGTGCCGCCGCGCACGTTCGCGGCCCGCTGCGCCTGCGCCCCCGCACCCTTCGCTATTTCGCCCATGCGTTTCATGGCGTTAGCGGCCTCTGATGCTGAGCGGCGTGAGGTGGTGCCGATGCCGCGCAGTGCTTTTTCGGAGGTGGTAGCGGTTTTGCGTGCCTCGGTGCCGATGCCGCGCATGGATTTAGCGGCGGCGGCCCCGGCCTGGCGCGTGGATTTTTCGGTGTTTCTGAATGATTTTTCGGTGTTCTTGGCGGCGTCTTTCGCTATCTTACCGGCCTGCCGCATACCCTCAGTGAATTGCTTCACATCGGCGCGTAGGCGTACCGTAACCTTCTGCTCAGCAGCCATAAACACATCTCCAAATCATCTAAACATCATCAGGTACAAAAGCGGGATCATCCCGCAAATCCTCCAAAACCGGGTACATAACCCGCCCCGGCTCCGGCCGGAAATTCTTCCCACCAGTCACACGATCAACCGCCGCCTTCGCATAGCACGTCTCCTGCTCCACCTCGAACCAGCCGGAAAACTTCGGGTTACGGCAAATACTGGTGTGCCGCCCGCACTCCTTACACAGCTCACGCTCATACAATGCGAGGCCCATAACGGCGATACGGTCGGCGTCAGTCCACGGCCCCGTACCACCAAGCAGGATATGCGGGGCAACACCCCAATCACGGGCGGCCTGCAACGCCAGCAGGCCCCCCGCGTGCTCCTCGCAAATGAGGCAGTCAGCTACGAAACCGGGGCGACACCTCGAAGCCCACGGCGGCGTTAGCGGCCTCAACGTAGGCTCCGATTACCCGCACGAACTGCCCGCCGACAGTCTCGTGCACACCCTCCCATTCGGTGGGGGTGAGCCGGTGCCCTTCCAGTGTCGCCGCCTCCGCTAGGATGCGGTACCAGAGCCGCACATCATCATTCTTAATGCCTTCGTCGGTGCCACCAGCGGCCTTGTACTCTTCACGGATACGCTCACTCTCCGTATCCACCAGACCGAAAACCACAACCTCGGCGGTCTGCACGGTGCCTAGCAGGTGCTCTAGTTCGTCCTGCGCCTCGGTGAGCTTGTCCGCGTTACTCACCTCACCCAGAGCCTCGGTACCGGCCGGGGCCGCACCCTCCGGCCCGGACAGCCGCTTAATAGTGGCCTCTAGGTCGGCGATGCGCTCAGCAGCGTTAGCGTCCAGCGCCAGCAGGGCGGTGCGGGTGAGACGGTGCTCAGTGCCGCCGGTAATCCAGTCGGTGAGGTTGAACCCAGCAGGGGCCGGTGCAGTGGTTGCGGTGTTCTTCTTCTTGGTAGCCATAATTCTTGTCCTATCGTGTGTGTTTCGCGTGTGATTAAAGTGCCCTCAGCCGGGCCGGGGCACACACTAAACCCGGCCCGGATGAGGGGTATGAGCCGCGCTCACCGCCTATGGTGGAGCGCGGGGGAGCCACCGCACGGGTGGCAGGACTATTAGGCCGCCTTAGCCGCGATGAACGGCCAACCGTTGTTCACAGCTAAATCGACTTCGGCGCGGATGTAACCCTCACTACCGTTCTCGCCCTCCGGGTAGCGGGGGGTGTCGGTGATGGCCTGATACACGCTAATCTCGTCTTCGGCCTCAAACGGCGCATCGTAGGGCTTGGCGGAGACGCGGACGACAACGAAAATGTCGGTGCCCTTAGTCTTGAGCATCTGAAAAATCTCGTCGCCCTGCGTATCAGCCTGCCCCGGCTTATCCTTATTGAACCAACGGAAGGGTACGAGCTTACCCTCAAAGTTCGCCTTGCCGAACGTCTTAGCGTTGGAGTCCTCACAGAGGGCGGCCATGCCGTCGATAGTCTCGGAAGCGGCCGCACCAACGTGCGTGCCGTCCTTCAGCAGGCGGCACGATGCGTCCTTGCCCGCGTTCAGCTCGGTTATGGTCGGGGCCGCCGGGTTTTTGATACCACCGGCGGGAATGAGCACAAGCTTTGTTTTAGCACCAGCTAGGGTGCGGCCCGGGGGGACTGCCATTAGTTCTTACCTCCATTGTTGGTTGCCTTGGGGTCTATCTCTGTCACCGGCTGCACGCGCCCCTCGGTCGAGGGCAGGTCGCGGTACAGACCCGGGAATAATTTCAGGTAGTGCTCGGGCACCTCCACGATCAGCCCGGTCACACTGTGGGCTACACGCACGAATCCGTCCATGCTACTTTTCACCTTTCGTTCATTGGGTTGTGAGACGCCACACCAGGGGTACGTATGCCCGCGCGGGTGGTGTCGTTGTGTCAAATTCGGGGTACGCGGTCTGCTGCTGCGGCTCGTCCGGCCTCACCTCATGCCCGCCTACAGTGAGGCCGGTGAGGCGGCCCCGCACCTCTTCCGATAGGTGCATGACCGTGTTCACATCGGCCCCTACTAGGGTTGTCTGGATGGTGAGGGTCTGTGAATCGCGGTCGGCGCACCCGGCGACGCTCCGCATGGCGTCAATCCCCGTGGGCTGCGAGACCCATAGGAGGATGTAGGGTTTGGGGGTGCGGCCGTCACTGTAGAGCGGCACATCGGCGGGGATAGTGCCCGTGTACACTGTGGTGTTCTGGATGCCGTCTAGGGCGGCGGTGAGGGCCTGTATTATCTCCGTGATTCGCATCAGAAAATCTTCCCCCCTACCTCTAGTAGTGCCTTCTCTACGGATGGTATGACCGCATCGGTGGCGGGCCGCATGTACGGTCTGGGGCGCATGTGCACGGTGCCGTACTCGACGAAGCCCGCGTATGCTGCCCCGGCGGTGATCGCGTACTCTTCACTGCTTACCCTTCGGGGTTTGATGGATGCCCGCAGGTGCCCGGTGCGTATGGGTGCTATCACGGCCGCCTGGGCCGCGATGTCCCCTGCCCCTTTGGCTAGCACCTGTTCGGTACGGGGGCGTATGGCCGCTAGTTTCGCGCCGATGGCGGCTAGCTCAGTGATGTCGATGCTTTTAGTCACCGCGCCCTCCGTTCTCCTGTATCGGGTCGGTGCATACCAGGTCACGGCATGGCAGCTCCGATCCGTAGAGTATCTGCCGCACGGTGAGTTCGCGGCCTACCGTGCCCGGGTCGTCGCTCCCTGTGATGCGCACTACCCAGCCGACGCGGGGCCGCTCAACCCGCAGCGGTATGCTCACCCGGTACTCGCGGCGGGCCGCGTCCAGCTGCCCCGTAGCATCCTGAGTGTTGCCAGATAGGTTTAGCTCCTGTAGGCGGCAGGGGATGCCCTCATACTCTATGCGCGGCTCCCCCGGCCCTTCTAGCGGGTTATTCTTGTCGGGTGCCCCGGGTGAGTATAGGGCGCACGTGCTGTTCATAGAACCCAGCAGGACGGGGGCCTGCCTAGCACCCCACCCCTTCGGAACGACGCGGCTGTTAGCTAGTACCAACCGAACCCACCCCCATAGGTGGCGGCTCGGGGGGATGCGCCCTCACTCATAGCCGAGCCGTGCAGGCCACCCAGCGCCTCCCAGAAAGCACCAGTGCCACCACCTGCCCGGTCTTCGTCGCGTTGCGCCTCAGCATCCAGCGCGTCAGCCTGCGCCCTCAGCTCAGCCGCAACCGCCGGGCCATCAACCGATAAATCCTGCTGCGTTATCTTCTTGGACAGCAGCACCTCGCTAGTGGCGATGGTGCGGAGCGCCCGGGCGGCGGCCCGCTTCACGTTCCCGCCGGACAGGTCTAGCAGGTCTTCCACCTGCACGTCGGTGAGGAGGGTGCCCGTGCCGCACCCCGCCTCCCCGTCCCTTGGCAGGTCGGCGATGAGGAGCCGCACCCGGCTAATATCTCTCTCTATCATGGGCGCGGCCCTCCATCCCTTCTTTTAGGCTCCGGTAGATGCGTACACGGCGGTGTTGTATACGGTGGTTGCGCCGGTGACGTGGCGGCCACGGTACGTGATCGTGTCGCGGTCGAAAGAGCCTGCGGTCGGGTCGATGTCGCCACCGGCGGCGTTACGGCCCGCGTCGTTCTTCACACGAATGTCCGGCTCGGCGTACCCGCGCAGGGATGCTTTCACCAGGGCAGGGTTGGTGGTTCCCACACCGGGGAGCACGTACCAGGTGGTCGCAGCCTTGGTGGACTTGTCTACGGCGGTGAGGCCGTCAAGAACCTTGAGGGTGAACACGCCGCGCAGGTAATTGCTCTCTTCGGTGGTGGTGTCCCCCACGGTGGTTTTGATCCGCTCAGTGTTGAGGATACGCTGCGCATCAGCCTCAAGGGTCTTGGGGACTACTAGCACGAGGCTGCCGGTGTCTACCGGTTCACCATCATTGTTCAACCGCTGGGTGATGGATTTGTACGCTTCCCAAAGGTTGTTGATGGTGAGCGGCTTAGCAGCGACAGCGGCCTTGCCCTTGAAGAAGCTGGCGCGGGGGCCGGTGCTGCCAACGAAGGCTTCGATTACGGCGCGGTCTTCACGCTTGCGTGCGCCTTTCGCTAGGCGGTCGGGGATGCGGGCGAGCTGTTCCCATTCTTGGTTGAGCTGCATCTCCCAGGTGAAGGGGAGGGTGATACCGTACTTCTGCACCTTGATTTCGTGCTTAGTATCACTCAGCGAGGTAGCCTTGTACTCTTCGCCCTGCGCCACCAGCTCGTAGTCTACGGGGCCGAAGAGGTCTTTGAGGGTCTTAGGGCGGAAGTCTGCCACCTCTGTGGTGTCCGCAATGCCCTGCCACTGCGGCACGTAGTCGCGGTACGTGTGCAGCATGTCGATTTCTAGGGCCTGCCCCAGCAGCGTAGGGAAGTCACTAGTAGTCATGGCTTCGCTCAGGCGGGCCTGGGCGGAGGGGGTACCGGTCATGCCTGCACGGAACAGGCGTGCGGCCTCAATGATGCGATCACCGCCGGGCACACCGGCCTCAGCGATTTTGTCCGCGTGTAGAAAGTCTTTGCTCATGAGTTTTCTCTCTTCTTGTCGGGGGGTGGGGTTAGAATGCGCCGAGCGGCTTCACGTGGGCGTCAGCGCCGGGGGCTGCGGAGCCTTCCAGGGCCACACCCCATTTCTTGCCTGCCCCGGTGGTTAGCTTCCCGTCGGTGCCGACGTTCACGCGCTGCCCGGCGTTCACCTTTTCTTTGACGGGGATCAGCCAGGAGCCTACGAGGTCTAGGGTGACGGGTGCCCCGTTGGCTGCGTCGATGATTGCCACACCGGCGTAACCGGCGTCGGGGCCTCCTACCACTACGGGTTCGCCGCTCTTCACGTCGGCGGGGGAGGGTACGCTGATGTGTTCGGCGCGCGGGTAGACGAGGTTTTTAGCCATGATGGTTTAGCCTTTCATTGCTTCGATGATGTCCGATTCGGTGACGGTATCCCCACCACCGGCGGGGATGCCGTAGACGCCGGGTGCGCCGTAGGGGGCGCGCGGGTACTCGGCGGCGTGAGCGCGGACGCTTTCACGGAACGCTTCGGCGTCTAGGTTCTTGTCCGCCGCCCCGGCCTCTGTGAGGGTTTTCACGGCGTGGGGTGCGTTGATGCCGTGGAACTCTTCACGAACAATAGCCTCAACTACGGCGCGGCGGGCCTCACCCTCCAACACCGCGATGCGCTCATGCAACGCCTTATTCTCGGTGGCGAGGCGGGCGGCCTCAGACACGGCGGACTCACGGGCCGATTCGGCGCACCCGTCATTCTCCACCGGCCCCGGCTCCGGATCTACTGCTTCGGTGCCTGCTTCGGCGGTGTTTTCGTCGCTGGCGGGTGCCGTTTCACCGGCCACGGCCTCACCGGTGGCGTTGTTTTCCAGGGTGTCGTTGGTGCCTGTGATTTCTTCCACGGGGTTTTGCTGTTCATGGGGTTTTGGCATTTCGCCTTCGTCCTCCTTCTGGTGTTCTAGGATTTGGTCGATTCGTCCCCCGCGTCCTGGGCGGGTTACGAAGTCTACGGAGCGGATGCTGTGGATGGCTTCTACGATGCCGTCGGGGTTGATGCTGGCGGTTCCGTTGATGCTTACGCCGATGATGTGTGCGCGGTCGGCTAGGAATTTTCGGTGTGATTCGAAGATTTCGGCGGTTGCTTCTAGTGCCCCGGTTTCTGGGTTGATGGTGGCGGGGGTTGCTAGTGCTCCGGCTAGCTGGTTTAGGTCGCCTTCGGGCCTCTCCCATTCTTCGGTTTCGGTTTGGTGGTTGATGTACATGTGTGTACCGGCGGGGAAGAGGTGGGCGGCGCCCGAGATGGGTTCGGGCGGGTAGTAGCCGCTTGATCCTTGGCCGGGGGTGATGATGGTGATTGCTATTTTTGCGCCGGTGAGGTCGCTGGTTGCTTGTCCGCCTGCTGATTCGCGGGTGAGTGTTTTAGGCATTTTTGGCTTTCTGTTTTAGGTCGCGTAGTGGGCGTTGGGTGATGGTGTCGCGCCAGCCCGGGGTTGTTGTTCTTTGGGCTAGGGCGGTGAATGGTATCTGGCCTGTGTTTATGAGGTGGGCGCGTTGCGCACCGAGTATGTCGGCTTGCGCTTGTGGTGTGAGTGAGCGGTACCATTCTTCGCCGGTTTGGATTTTTGGTGCGGTGTCGGTTTGGTTGATGCCGAGTTGCGCCCAGGGTTTGGTCTTTGGGACGCGGGTGCACCGTCCCCGGTGGTGGTCGTTCGGGCCGGTTTCGCTGGTTGGGTGGGTGCTGCCGTGCATTGCGATGCATGCGGGGCATGTTCGCTTGTCTAGGGCGGCTACCCATACCCAGCCTTCTAGGATGTCGGTGTTACGGCTCTCCCATTGTTGTGTTGCGTGGCGCTGGGCGTCGTGGGTTTCTGTGCGGGCGATCATGGTTGCGCGTGGTAGCCCGCCTTTGAAGGTGTCGCCTACTTGTTTGAGTAGTTGCCGCGCTGTTTCTTCTGGGTTTTCCCCGGTTGCTGTGCCGCGTATGAGGGCGTGTTTTAGCTTGGTGTCGATTTCGGCGGGGAGCCGCAGGGTGTGGGTGGTGATGCGCTGTGTTGCGCGGTTCACCATCCAGTCGATTTCTTCCGGCGAGATGGTGTTGAGGGTGTGGGAAAGCGCGTAGGTGAGGGGTAGCTGGGTTTTTACCATCCTGGCGTGTGCGTCTAGTGCGCTGTTGATCGCGTCGGGGATGGTGATGTCTGCGGTTATGCCCGCGTATTCGGCGAGTAGTTCTTCTAGTTTTTCGCGGGCATGCTGCAGGGCTTCGTGGGTGCGGTTTGCTTGGAGGATGCGCCACCCGGGGGCTGCCCCTGTGGTGGGGTCTTGTGCCGCCCGGATGGCGTCGGCGAATGCTGCCTCTAGTGTTTCCCATGCTGCGGCCCATTGTGTGGCTAGTGTCGTCTCGGGGAGGGCTAGCATGCGTTCGGTTTGGTCTTTGAGGCGTTGCGCGGCTTCGGCGGCTGCCATGTGCACGGTCATTCGTCGCTCCGTTCTCCGCGTGTTGCTTGCGCTATGATTGCGTCGGCTAGGTTGGCCCCGGCGGGGATGAACTCTCCTGTGGTGGGGTCTTTCATTCCGGCTATGATTTCGTCGGGGTCGCGTACTCCTAACGCGCGTAGGGTGAGCAGCGCCAAGGTCTCGTAGGGTACTAGCCCGGTCGCGTAGGTTTTGGTTACCGCGTCGATTGTCTCGGCTAGCGTCTGCTCGTTGAGGTCGGGGAAGTGGAACACTAGGGTGCGTTCTACCCCTTCGGGTAGGCTTATGTCCCATTGCCCAGCAACCTGTTTCACGGTGCCTTTGAGCGGGCCTTGCGGTGCGGCTATAGCGGCGTCGATGACGTGCCCCAGGATAGCCCTGTAGGTTTCCTGCCAGAGGTGTTGCCGCGCCATGAGGTCGTTGAGCATTGGCCGGTCTAGTGTTTCGGCTACTGCCCGCGCCCCGGTTTGCCCTGGGTCGCCTAGTAGCATGGTTACGGGGACGCCTAGTGCGGCGGCGACCATTGATGCTAGGGGTTTCCCTGATTCTGCGTCGATTGTCGCCCCGGTCTTGGGCATGGCCTCTACGGTGGCGTCTACGGTGCCGATTACCCCGGGTGTGGGGGATAGTGCGGCGTGCTGTAGTGCGCGGCGTGCCTCGGCGGCGGCTTTGTTGTTTTTCGCTGTTACCCGGTGGCTGATGCGTGCTAGTGCGCGCATGAGCCGCGCCCAGTCCTCCAAATAGATTTTGTATGCGCGTGCCCAGGGGAGGGCGGCGAAGATGTCGGGGACACCCCAGGCCCAGCCGTCGGGTGATCCGTCTGCCTGGTGGTGGATTGGTGTAGTCCAGTCTACGGGGATGCCGCCGATTGTCTGGGGCTGCGCTACGGGCCGCCACCCGAGGGCGGGGTAGTAGGATTCTTTGCTGACGGTCTGGGTGCTCGCGGCGTCATACAGTTTTTCTGTCCAGGCGCGCAAATAGTACCGTGGCTCTGATGCGTTTTCTGGGTTGGTGAGTACGCCGGTGATTTCGGTGAGTGGGATGGTGCGGGCGGTTACGGCCCCGCTGTTGGGGTCGGTGCGTAGGGCGATGAAGATGTTCCCGTCGGTCGCTTGCGCGTGTTCTAGCCGGTGCTGGGCCTGCATCCCTGTGAGTGCGCGGCGGTTTGCGGGCGCATCCCAAAACGCTTGTATGACGGCGTTCACATCCTGGCTGCTGTTTTCTGCGGTTGCTGTGGCGGTAACGCCCACACCGGCGCCGAAAACGTACCCGGCGCGGACGTGCACGCCACGCTTCACCAGCGGGTCGGACACGGACATTAGCCTGCACACGTCACTATTGCGCTTCACACCGGCTAGGGTGAACTCCTCGCTGCCTATGGTGGTGAGCCGCCGCCACCCGGCGTCGTCCGCCATCATCCCTTCAATCGTGGAGAATGACTCACGCAGCTGCGCGGTGGCGGCCTCTAGCTCACGGGCCGGGCCGTTGAACGCGCCCGTAATGGTCTCGCGCGCCGATTCGATGATGCTTTGCAGGCGGCCCATAGCCACCCCTTTCTTTTAGTAGAATCCGATGCTGTACCCGTCCTCACCCCATTCTTCGGCGTCTTCTATCGTGTCCCCGCCGGTGATGGGGTTGATGCCGAGCTGGTTCACTGCCTGTGTCATGGCGTCCACCGCGTCGTCGTGCTTCCCATTCGGGAAAAGCTTCGCTTCCTCAACCAGCTCTTCAACATTTGGTAGCAGGTGCGGCTCGGGCAGGATGATGTCGCCGGAGTGCGCTAGTGGCGAGACTGCGTTAGCGCGGACGACTTTACCGCCGTCGGGTGTGACTGGGATTATCCCGGCGACTTTCCCGCGCAGGGAGTTGATGACCGCAGGGCCATTAGCTTTGTCCTCAACGAATTTCGCTACGGCCTGCGGCCATTTCGCGGACATTGCCTTGATCGCGTCTAGCGTCTCCATGAATGTAAGCCGCTCACGCCGCATATCCAGCAGGAAGCAGCGGGGACCCCTGTGCAGCCAGACTTGGCCCACAACGTAGTCTGATTGGTCGGTGCCCTTAAACGCCAGATCCCAGGATTGAATGATTTCGTCCTCTGGGCCTATGCCGTGGATTACCCGCTCACCGGTAGGCTGTTCAACCCATATGGGGTTGCTGTAGCGCGCCCAGGTGCCGGGGAAAATGCCGCCTTCGTCGGGTGACGGCGTGCCCTGGTATAGGGCGGCCCATGATTTCGGCCCGGCCTCGCGTTTGCGCTTCTCCCAGTTCTTTTGTGTGCGGCCGCGCGCGGACACCATGAACTCGCCGGGTTCCCGCCCTAGCGGGTCTTCCTCCCCGGCCTCCGGCTTATGGTCTGCCTGCGCTGGGATGCGCAAGAACTCCCATTCGCCGGGGTTTTCCCGCATGAGCATCCCCGCCAGGTCGTTATCGTGCCACCTGGTGAGGATTAGAATCACGGGGGCACCTGGGGCGAGACGCGCGGCGGCGGTTCCCGTCCACCAGTTCCATTGATCCTTTTGAATGGTGGGTGAAGAGGCGTCTTTGTGCCCGCGCACGGGGTCGTCGATAATCAGCAGGTCGGCCGGTTTACCGGTCATTGCGCCGCCTACGCCCGCGCAGAACACGCTCCCCTCGTGCCCGTCCAGCTTCCAGAACTGTTTTGAGGATGAACCGGGGCGCACACGTATGCCGAGTTTCGCGGCGTTATCGCGGATGTCGTCACGGATAACCCCACCCCATTCAACGGCTATTTCCTGTTGGTAGGAGGCGATGATTACCCGCGTGTCCGGCCTCTGCGTGAGTACCCATTCGACGAAGCGGCGGGAGGCGCGCTGTGATTTGCCCTCCTGCGGTGGCATGCTGATGATTAGCCGCGAATCCGGTGTGTTGAACGCTTCTACTAGCTTCTGGTCGATCAGGTCTAGCGCCGGTGTTTGCACTGTCCTTTCGTCTAGTGCGGCCGCCAGCTCCCCGGGGGTGCCGTATGCGGGTTTACCGGCTGTGGTGGTGATGGATTCCAACAGCTTTTGCGCCACGTGATCGGGTAGTGAGGCTACGGCCTCCGCGACCATCTCGGGCGGGTAGGCGGCCACCATTTTCAGGAAGTCCATACACCCCACCCGCCCCCAGTGTTTTATTGTCCGGTCATTTGCTGCAGCTTCGCTATCAGCATCTCCTGCGCCGTTGTCTCGTCCACCTGATCCTGCTTTCTGGTTATACCGGCCCTATCCAGGACGTTTTCTACGGCGCGTAGCCTGTCGCTTGATTTTTCGGCGCTCACCATTTCGCGGGCGAGCACTTTCAGGGCCGGGTCTACCAGCTCTTGGAGCCGCAGGGCTGCTTTGCGTTTGACCTGCGGCGCGGCACCGCCGTGCATTTTGCAGACGGTGCCGCCGGGGATTGGGTAGCGTTTGCATTGGCCCCCGCGCCGGTTACGTGCTTTGCAACGCCTACGCGGCGGCTTCTCCTGCTGCGTCATTCTCCCTCTCCATCTCTGCCACGGCCTCTTGCAGATCTATGGAAACGTCTACGTCGCCGAGGCGTTTAGCGGCTTTTTTCCGGTTGCCCTTCACGAACACCAGGATTTCCTGATGCGTGCGCGCAAGTACACGGGTCTGCTTGAACTGACGGGGTGAGCGGAGCGCGGCCGTGCCAACCTGAGTTAGCAGTATCGCGTCCTGCGTGTAGGTTAGCCCGGCGGCTTCTGCGGCGTTCAGCATGCACCGGTGCATTGATAGCAGCTCGCCCTGCTTGTTGCGGACGTTGCCGACGATGAAAACGGCGAACCGTTCTTGCCGTAGGACGCGGGCGACCTCACGCATGGTTTTCACCATTGATGCATCAAACTCTGCGGGTGACATGGTAGAAAGGTCGTCCGCTAGATCGCTGTATACCTCTAGGTCGTAGTAGGGTGGGCACCCTATCACCATGTCGGCGGAGCTGGCTGTGCGGGCTGCTAGCGTTTTCCGTGAGTCGCCCACAATGTAGGTGGGGTCGCCCGCCCACCCGTCATAGTTGCCGCGTGATTCTTCTACCTGGGCGCGGTTCTCGTCTACCTGCTCCTGCCGCAGCTCATGCCCGGTGTAGTGGCGGCCCATTGCTGAGGCTACGATGCCGCGGACTGATCCACCGGCCCAGGGGTCGGTGATTTCGTCGCCTTCGCGGGAGAACCAGCGGTAGAGGATTTCGCATAGTGCGGCGTCAAAGGTTGATGTGCCGCCGTCTACCTCGTTTAGTTTTTCGGCGAACTCGCTATCTAGGACTTCTTGGGTGGTGAGCTTCTTACCGGTGGCCTTCTCTGCGAGGTTTTTCACGTACATGAAGTTCGTGTATTTGTAGTGCGGTGCGTCGCTTAGAAGGCCCTCCGAGCGGCCCGCGACGGATTCTATACCACTTGCTGCCCACGCCCGTTTACGGGCCTGCCACGCCCCGCCGCGCGCCGATAGGGTGGTGAAGGGGGGGGTACCGAACTGTTCTTCAAGGCTGCCGCCCTCCGTGTCTTTCTCCGGCTCTATCTCTTCGGCGATTTCCTCTAGATCGGCCCGCAGCTCGTCCAAATCATCCAGGTCATACCCGGTGCCTACCAGGTCGTCCAGGTCGTCTAGCATGTCAAGGAGCGCCTGCGCGTCGTATTCTGCGAGGTCGCTTGTGCGGTTATCGGCTAGGGCGATGCGTTTAGCCTCGCTATCGGTGATGTCTAGGACGATAGCGGGGATGGATTCTAGCCCGAGCTTCTGCGCGGCCTGCACCCGGTGGTTACCGGCTATAACCTCCATCTCGCGGCCGGTGTGCGTGCCCTTGTTGATGATGACCGGCTGGTAAACGCCGTTGGTCTCCATTGATTCGGCTACGGCGTCGATGTTGCCGCGTCGCGGGTTGCCCGCTAAAAGCGCAATGTTTTTGAGCGGGATTTCCTGGATTTTGAGTTTGTGCGTGCGCATGCTGCCTCTCCGGTCGGGTCTCGGTATGCGGGGGTTGGCCTGTTTCTGGGTCTGCGTTGGGTTTGGCGGGCGTGGTGGCGCTCTATCGCCCGTGTAATGTCCCGGTCGGTGAGGGCGCGTATTTCGGCGTCGTCGCTGGTGTCGCGCATCTGGAATGCCCGGAGGATGTCGAATAGTGTTGTGTCGCTCATGGTCTTTAAATTGGTTTGGCCCCGCACACGTGTTGTGTGCGGGGCCTGTTTTGGTGTAAAAAAATGCCCGGGTGCTCCCGGGTTAGTGTGCGCCTGGTGTACCCGTGGCTAGGGTACAGTTGTGCCTGCTAGGGACATGATAGCAGTTTTTGTTTCGCTGTTCAAATTTTCTAGCCCGGTGATTCCGTGCGCGGTGTGCCCGCACCCGTCGGCACCGCAGGCGATGGTGAGGCGCGGCCCGTCCAGGGTGATAGTGAGCGCGGGGGTAACGATCCGCTCACCCTCACTGTTGTGCCTATAAACCTGCTCCGCCCCGCAGTTCGGGCATGCCCCCTCTAGCGGCACCTTGATATGGTTGAGCGCCCGTATGCGGTCGCACCATTCCAGGGCCTCGGCTAGGGCGTGCAGGCCCGGCATGTTAGACGCCCAGTATTTCACCCGGGTTTTCCTGTCTGCCGCCCGCATATGGTGTGAGCAGGCCCGGTTCACCTCGGCGTCGATGTCCTGCTCTATCTGCGCGGCGTCTAGGTTGATGGGTGATGATGCGCCGCCACCCCCGGAGCCTCCCCACCGGCGGGCTGTTTTCGCGTCTGCTAGCTGGTCTAGCAGCGGCATTTCGGTGATCCGTTCCCCGCTGGGTAGGGTGATGGGTGCGCCGTCGCATAGTGCGCTTATTGCTTGAGTGAGTGTTTTCATGAGCTGTTTTCCCTTGCTGAGTGATAGGGAAGACCCCGGGGTATGCTCCCCGGGGTCTACTGTTTGTTATTTGGTTACCGTGAGGTGGTTTCCCATATTTCGTTTGAGTTCAGCCGGTGCTCCCGGCCCATCCTGTCATGCACCACGACCAGCCGCCCGCAGTGCAGGCACGAGACGACCAGGCCCCGCCGCGCCGTGTAATGGAATTGCGGCATGTGCAGCGTGTCCGGTAGACGCTCGTCTACTCTCGGCCACATGCTGAGCTGCGGTGTGAGTGCCCCGGGGTAGGGGATGATGCTCCGCCGCTGCGGCGTGAATAGTTTCCGTGTCATGCGTTCACCGCCTGCCCTAGCCGTTCACGGCGGCGCGCGATGAAATAGTTCAGCCCGTAGGCTTCGGCCGCCTGCTCGGCCGTCAAGGCCACCTTTTTAGGCTTCGGCCCGGTTTTAGCACGCAGCCCCTTCTTTTTCCGCTCGTACCTGTCGCGGGAGTATTTCGCTGCGCTTTTTCGTTTGCTACAGTTGAGGCACCCGGCCTGGTATTGGCCGTGAGGGCACCCGCAGCCTACACAGAGGCCGTTGTTCTGAGGCTTCCTCATTTTTCCCCCACCAGGTGCCAAATATTTTTAGCGTCATCAATGTGCTGTGCCCATTCCTCTAGGTTGTCGGCTATCGCATAGAGCTGATTAGAGCACCGCACACCTAAGCTGAATATTTTTTCTTTATTTTCCACCTGGTGGATTTCGCTGCGTGGATACCCCCACAAAACAACCCTTAGAACGGCGGATATTGCTAGAGCGTGGAGGTTATTGTGCCCCTGGATATGCTCTAGAATAACTTCGGACTTGCGGATGCAATTATCGTATGGCTGCTTAGGGGGCATGTTTTCCGTCAGGTATTCTGCGTACCGGCGTAGGCAGTCGGCGGCTTTCAGGAAGTCTTCGCCGCCGTTCTTACGGGGTGCGCGCCACACATATTTGAGGGCCGACCCGAGCCAGAACGGCAGAGGGGTTACGATTATGTCCGGGCTGATGCCGAGGATGGGGGCGTAGTGCCCGCCTTTGAGCTGAGGATTTTGTAATTTCATTGTTCTGTCCCCCCATGTTGGGTTTAATTTAGTGTTTCCTTTTTGTGTCCCCCCGGCCGGGTTTTTCGCCCAGCCGGGGGTTCTTTTTATTTAGTGGCTAGTTCGCGTTTTCTTCCACGATGCGCCAGAAGTCGGGTTCTTCAACTTTGAGCATGTACCCGTCTTCGTATTCGCAGAGCACCTTATCGGCGATAGCGTCGATGTCGTATGCGGCGTAGGCGTCTTGTACGTCGCCTGCTTCGATTGGTTCTACGATTTCGCGGGTGATCGCTTCGCTGCGGGTTGAATAGGTGCGTGCCATTTCAAGGCTCCTCTGGTTGTTGTTGTTTCCCCCGGTGGTTCCGGTTCGGTAGGGTGGTTTCCCCTACATCTAATACTATACGTGTCGTATAGTTTACGTGCAAGCCGAAACGGAGTGAACTCCATCACCAACCCCGGGTAGCTCCCACACCGGGGTACACACCCGCAAATGATAATCCAAAGCCGCCCGCGCCGTCCCCTCGCTCACACGCCAAAGATACTGCTCTGACTGGCAGCGGGGGCATATGAGCGTCAGCCCATCCCTATTCAGATAGGACTCCACCACGCGGGTAGGGCCACTAGCGACAACCTCAATCATCGGCGCACCCCCGCGTTGCGCGTGTACTCATGCGTAAGCCCGTGCTCACGCGCTTTCTCCCATGACTCATAGAGCGGGAGCGTGTAGCGGCACCCCTCGTCCCAATGGCAAACACTGCATTTCCACACCCAGCCCTCTTGCGCAATGGGTACAACCCGTGTGCTGTGGCTAGTCATTCGCCGCCACCCCCTCAGCGGCCCTAGCGTAGGCAGCCTCAAGTGCTAGGATGATGCACTTTGAGTCGTGCTGCAGGGCCGCCTTGGACGGCCTGTAATTGCCCGCATCGAAGGTATGCCCGGTGTCGGGGATCATGTCTAGCATGGCGCTAATGTTTTTCTCTAAATCATCCAGCAGTGTAGTGAAATTGCTCATTGTTATCTCCCATTGGTTCTTTCTATGCGGCTAGCGTCAGTACCGGCTTCTGCATCATTGCGCGCAGCTTCTCGATCCCTTGCGCGGTTACCCGTATCTGCGGCGACCCATTCACCCGCTCCCCGGTGATGTCGGTGTAGTGGGTGGCGCGGGTGGCTAGCAGGCCCCGGTCAATGGCCTGCTGGTAGGGGTGGCGGCGGCCGGAGCGCCGGAAAACCCACCCGCATTCTTCGAGGTAAGCGAAGAGCCGCGTCTGCCCGGTGGGCACCCCGGCGCGGGAGAGAAGCTTAGCCGCCTCACCCACACTGTAATCACCGTCAGCACCCAGGAAGCCGTCGTATGCGCCTACCTTCGGCGCCTGCTCTTCAACTTTAGCGGTGAGCGCCATTTTTTCTTTTTCGGAGGCGACTAGCGCCTCTAGCGCCTCTAAGTAGTTGCCTGGTAGGGCGGGTGCCCCGTAGGCACCGGTTTTGCGGATGGCCGGGAGTACCTGCTCAGTCACCCACGCCTCGAATGGCTCGGCCGCCGGGCTGTTAGACCGCAACACCACACGGTACAGGTTCGGCTCGTTGATAATCGTCACCGGCTGCTGGCCGCCACGGGTGGGGGTGTGAGTTTTACTCACCCCCTTCTGGTTGAGGCGTTCGGCTACCCGGGCGGGGGTGGTGAGGTCTAGCAGCTCGCAGATGTCGCGGAGGACAAACCACGGTTCGCCGTCGATCATGAAAACCCGAATGGGTTCGCTGTTGAATTTGTATATTTCCGGTTTCATTGTTTCCCCTTGATTTGCGTGTAGTTTTCCGCGTCGATTTCTTCCACGGTTTCGATTATTTTTTTGAGGGCATTTTTTGCGGCGTCCATTCCCTCATTTATTGCGTCGGTTACCGGTTCACTGAATGCCCATTGCGATTTTTCTTGCGCGTATGATATTTCTTCATCCAGTATTTCTTTTGATTTCTCTAATTCGATTAGGGCGTTATCCGCATTATCTTTTAGAGATAAGAGTTTTGATACGTCCACTATTGAATCGTCCTTACTAATCGGGCGTATTATCACCGTCACCCCGGGGCGGTCTTTATCCGGTTCGCCGTGGTGCAGGTGCGGCCCGTCGACGCGCGTATAGTCGTCGTCTTCTAGCAGCCCAGATAGTACGATGCCGTCCACGATAGCCTTAGCCACCGGGTACAGGTTCCCCGGATCATAACGGCGGCCGGTGGGTTTATGAATTATCATGTCGATTTTGGCGAAATAGTTTATGCGTGATTTCGGGATTCCCTCACGTATTTGTTTTACTGTTTCGTCTCGCCATGCCCGCGTGTTTTTTGCCCGCGCCCAGTGTCCGGCCCGGTTTACTTCGTTGCTGGTGAGAAATTTTTTATCACCTAGCGGGATTGTGAATACTATCCCGGGTTTCTGCGCCATTTCTTTCTTTCTTTTGTTTCGCGTGTGCCCCGGCGTGAACCGGGGCACACACTGTTTTTTGTTTTTAGAACGGCGGTTCGCCCTCTACTGATGCGCCCCAGTCGTAATTACCCCCGGCCTGCTGCCCCCACGGGTCGCCGCCCGTGTTCTCGGGTAGCTTCTGGTTCACCGGCCCCTGCTGCTGCGGTGGCCGCTGCTGTTGCTGCTGGTACCCGCCCTGCGGGTCCTGCGGGGCCTGTGCCGCGTTGTTCTTCGGCGCGTAGGGGATTACCCCTAGCAGCCGTGCCGTTACCTCTAGGGAGTAGCCGCGCGCCCCGTCCCGGGTCGTATACTCACGGTTTTGCTCCGGCCCCGCCACGATCACGGGGGTGCCTTTCTTGAGTACGCCGCTCAGGTGTTGCGGGTCTAGCCCGTTGCGCGCCCACACGGTTACTTTGCGCCAGGTGGTGCCCACGGTTTCCCATTGCCCGGTTTGCTGGTTTTTCCGGTTGTGGTTCTCCGCTAGTGAGAAATTCAGTACGGGGTCGCCGCCGCCGGTGAACCTCAGTTCTGGTTCGCTTCCGATATTCCCGTGAATGGTTACATCTGCCATTCTGTTTTTTCCTTTCAGAAATGCGCGGCACGGGTGTGATGCGCATTTCTTTTGCGTGTTTTTATTTGCCTGTTGATCCGAATCCGTTTGCGCCGCGCGCCGTATCGGTGTCGAATTTTTCGCGGGGCACGGCCTGCAATTCCAGGGGCGCTAGCTCTAGGGGTACTAGCTGTGCGATACGGTCGCCCTCATGCGCCGTGTACGGTGTTTTGCTGCGGTTTTCTAGGATTACGCCGATTTCGCCGGTGAATCCCGCATCCACTACCCCGGGGGCGTTTGCTACGGCGATGCCTTTTAGGGCGAGGCCGGAGCGGGAGTGCACCATGCCTACCGTCCCGGCGGGGAATTTCACGGCTACCCCGGTGCCGATCAGGGTTCTTTCGCCGGGCTGGATTGTCTGTGTGGTGCGTGCGCGCAAATCGTAACCGGCGTCTTCGGGGTGCGCTTTCGTGAGCGGCTTGGCGTTGGGTGCTACTAGCGTGTAGTTGATTTTCATCGTAGGTTTCTCCTAGTCGGCTGAGGTGATGGGGAGGAATAGTACGGCGGCGGCGAGGGCGAAGACTAGTAGCCCGGTGTCGCTTGCGCGGAGGGCTAGGGCACCGAATGATGCGGTGGCTGCCGCCCAGATGATGGCTACCGCTACGGCGGCTATGGCCCATCCTAAGGCGATTGTGCGTAGAGCTTTGAGTGATTTTTTCATTGTGTTCTCCTTGGTTTTTTGGTGGGTTGCCCCGCCAATAAAAACTATACAGGGTGTATAGCTAATTGTTCGAGCCGGGTGGCTGTGATATGCACTACTCGGGCATAGCCCCCAATGTCGAAGCGATAGACGCCACGCGGCCACCAGCGGCCCGCACAGCCTTTTTCTCAACCGGTGCGGGTAATTGGGCCTCCAACGGCTCAAAACCCCGTGACGCGGCCACAGGTGCCGGTACGCGGGCAATGGCGCGGTTATGCGCCCCCGCAATGCGGCCCGCAAGCTCAAGATCACCCGAAGCGACAGCCGCCGCATGAGTCCGCCGCATGCGCGGCACACCGCGCAACGCCCTATCCACCTCCTGGTACATTGCCTCCCACGTCTCCGTGATAAGCCGGAGGCTCAGAAAGTCGCTGCTTTTCGCGCACCGGGTGATAATCTCCCCCGCATAATCGGCGGGAACATCAGCTAGAACCATCGCCCACGCGGCCGCCATCTCGTCCGTCGGCGTCTTGAGCGTCGGGAAAAGCTGCGCCGCGACCTCTAGCATCTTCCGTGTCTCGTCCGCGTTCATCGGGCACCCCCGGGGGGTAGCGCCGCACCAGCTGGCGGCATGAACGGATCGGGTGCCGCACCGAAGCCCGGCGTTGAGGTCATGGCCTTTAGTGCCTGCATCATCTCGGATGCCTGCGGCTGCGGGTCTGGTTCGTCTTCCCACGCCCCGGCGTTTAGCCATGTCGCGGGGTATTTCGTAAATCGGGCTTCCTGGTTTTTCCGCTCTATGGAGTACCGTTCAGCACCGGCGATGATGTCGGCGGGGTTGGCCCCGTTTTTGATCGCGGCCCGCCAGGCGCGTTCTGCGGCCCGTTTATCCCTGCGTTTGGGGAACAGTGCCCAGAACGCTTGAAAATCGCTCTGCGGGGCCGTAGCGGGCTGTTCGTGCCGCTTTCCGGGTGTCACCGCCGGTTGCAGTTCACTGAGTGGTAGCTCCACGTCCTCGAAATGAGGTTTTTCCGGCGGGTCATTCTCAGCCGCGCTAGCGGCGGCCCCTGCTGTGGTGGTCGTCACCGCAACGTCGGCGTGGGGGGTAGGGGGGAGAGATTCATTTGGTAGGTTAACTTGGTAGGTTAACTTTGTGTGCAAATTTTGCACCCCTAGGGGTGCAGATTTTGCACCCTCCCCCTGCAGATTTTGCACCCCTAGGGATGCAGATTTTGCACCCCCACTATCTAGCGTAAGAACATACCTTGATGTAGTTTGCTTACCTTTCTCGTTGAATCGGCTAATAACCTGTATGTAGCCCTTATCCTGTAGCGATTCAATCGCGTAGGCTACCGTCCGCCGCGAGCACCCCATGTTCTTAGCCAGCGTGCTAAGCGACGGGAAGCAAGAACCGGCCTCGTCCGCATATGAGGCGAGCATGAAAAGCGTAAATTTATCTTTCATTGAAAGACCATCAAGCTTTTGCACCTCAGCAATATGTAAAAAAGACATTTTAAATCCATCTTTTAAAGCGTGATACACAATACTTTCGGGGTGTGTCCGCATTCACAAACACACCCCGAAAATACAATTACCGCATCAGCCAACCAACTCACCCGTGGAAACATCCACCCGATCACCACGGGCAGCCTCCAACTCAGCAAGCCGCAGCTTCAACTCCATAGCCCGGTTCTCAGCCTCAAGCCGCCGCGTCTCCGCGTCCATCACCTCAACCGCAGCCTGCCTCCGCTCAGCAATCGCCGTCAGCTTCTCCGGGCGGCACTCCTCAACCGACGTATCAACCCACGTAGCCAGCTCACGAAGCGCTGTTTTACGCCACATCGCCTCGGGGTGCTTCTCCCACACCGGAGAGGGCCTATCAGAATTCGGATTACCCGAGGCCCGCATAGCCGCCTGGATACGGTCTTTACCCGCCCTAGCAACATTCGAGATACGGCCATTCTTGAGGCGCGCATAGGCCACAGAGAAAAGCCGCTCACCCCGCTGATCGTCCGGCGCGGGCTGGAATTTCGGCTCTTCATCCACCCCATAGGTGAAAGCCCACTTATCGCCGCTGTGCACCACGTAGCACACAATGTCATCAACGCGGCCCGCACGGTAAATCAGCTCAATAAGACCCTTATACCCCGTCACCGCGTTAATCTGCTTACCAAACGGCACTAGGTAGAACTCGTCCGTTCCCGGTGCCAGGCCCAGGCTAGCCGCCTTCTGAATCGCCGAAATGAACGCCTCACCGTTATTCATCGCCGCCTGCATCAGCTTAGGATCAGCCTTCACCGTCGCCAGCACACCCCGCATCCAGTCATCCCCCATATCCCGCATGTGCGAGGGGAGGCTAGAAACCAGCAGCGGCTTCTGCGGCCGCACTAGCGACTGATCGAACTGCCGCAGCAGCTCAAGATTCTTACTCATGTTGTTGTTCCCCTTTACTTTTAGTGTGTTTTCTTAGGCTTCGTGAAAGAAACGTATGGGCGGCCCTGCCCGCGCGCCATGCGCTTAGCAACGACAGACCCGCAGAACGTTCCCGTGCGCGCCATTTCCATGTCGCCCGCTACGAGGGTCTTAGCCCGCGTCTCGGCGAGCTTCGCCAGGGCCGATAGGCGGACATGCCGTGCCGCGGCATTAGCGGCCGCCGGTGAAAGCTCCACCGATTCGTCTTCAATCTCCGGGTGAACCGCCCTAAGCGTCTCGTAAACATCGAAATCACCGGCTTCTAGGCGGAAGTCCGGTACCTCTTCGGCGTGCAGGGAATCCATGAAATCGGTGCCAGCCGTCACCAGCTCAGCAATGCGCGCATCATCACGCGGCACGACGTATTCGCGGAACTCAAGGCCGCCGAGTAGCACAGCCACATACGCCGTCTGCACGCCCGTGCACGCCAGCTGAAACTGCACCTGATCAAAATACCCGGCCGGTATCTCAGCTGTTCCAGCCGCGCCCCAGCCGTCAGACCGGGCCGCTGTTTTAATCTCCAGCAGCCCGATAACGTTAGCGCCGGAGCCGGGGCCGTCCGCTATGATCCTGTCCGGTGTTGCCGCGAAAAAGCTGTGTGCTTCCCACCAGCGGCCCCCGCACTCACGAACCACCCACTCGGGGTGTTGCGCCTGGAACCATGCCGCGACCGCAGGCTCTAGGATATGCCCGCGCTCCAAAACCGCCGGGTTGATAGGCTCCGGCGTGAACGTGCCCGCCATCTCATGCCACAGGGTGAACCGTGACGACCAGGGGGACGTGCCCATTACCGCCGGTATCTTAGACGCTGTGAGAAGCGTCCGCCACTCTGCTGTTCCTGGCTGCGGGGCGTTGCGCCGCCCCCTCCGCATCAATGTTGAGCATTTCATTATTCATCGCCTCCCATGCGTCCGATAATCAGTGCGATAGCCACGGCACCGAACGCGAAGCCCATACCGGCCCCGTTCCCCGCTTCCAGGCCGCCCGCGATACCCGCGTAGAGGCCCACCGCGCATGCGCCGGTGAACACGGCAGCTGCGGCTAAAAAAATCATGTCCTTACTCATGTTGTTGTTCCCCTTAGGTGTGTTTAGAAGGTAAATTCGTCGTCGCGCGCCTCGTCATAGCGGGCGAGCCAGTCTATTTCTGCGCATTCGCCGTAGCATTCAGTGCGTAGGCACCGGCCGCACCAGTGCGGTTGCAGGTTCGGTTCACGCATACTTGGCCACCAAACCGTAATTCTTTTCCATGTAACGGCGTATCTCCGCGCCCTCATAGAAGACCGAGCAGCCGCGGACGATGCCGCCTATCTCGGTGCCGCCTACCCGCACGAAATCAAGGTTTTTGCGGGCCGCCCGCCAGTTGGCTAAAGTGCGGGGAGAAACACATAAAAATTCGGCTGTTTCCTTTGGTGTGTAGAGTCCGTCTAACTCAATGTTTGTTAAACTATTCATAGTTACTCCATTAGATTTGAATAATTGAATAACTAGGCTCAAACGTCGCCGCCCGGCTTTCCTACCGGGCGGCGACACTTTTATGCCCGTACACAACCACCCTGGTTGTGTCGTGCCCGCCGGTGGAATCGAACCACCGGTGCCGCATACATATGCCCCTAGTGCGCGGCCGCAACCATGTGCGGGCTAATCAGTGATGCGGGCGGGATTATCGAACTCAACAGATACTAGGGGGATGGGTTTTCACACGCCCCGCGTCACTCTCTATACGGTTATCAATCAGCTAGCCCTAACCAGAATTTCCCCTCTGTCACTGGGTGCCCCCTGGCGGCTCTAAAGTCTTTGTTGCTTCTGCAGCTGTCTATGCTGCTTTTGCCTTCTCTCGGGTGGTTACCATGTCGCTAAGTTCTAGCCCGGTTGCCCGGTGCAGTCTCGCTAGGTGCCCGATGCTCGGGCCTCGCCCTACACCGTTGCGCCAGTTCGCTAGCGTGTTCACTGAAACACCGAGGAAGTTTGCCAAGTCTGAATTGGTGTCTATTCCCAGGTTTGCTTTAGCCATCCTGAGAACATCGGGGTTCAGAATCTCAATCACTGTTGTTACCTCTGATTCACTTTCGTTCTCCCGTTGCCGGGTGGCTGTGTAACCAGCATACACCAAAATTTTTGTAGAAAATGCCAATTTTTTAGCGATTATTCACAAAATTTTGTGAATTTCGCATGTTTACGGGGTAAAAACGGCCAAAAAAATTTTCACAACCAGTAAAAACTTAAACAGAAGGTGTAAAGTTAATTGCATGAGCCTAGGAAAATACATAAAACAGAAACTTGGAATGTCTGTAACCTCGTTGTCCAGGGAGACAGGGCTAGAGTACAACTCCCTATACCGGCGCATGCGCGGCGATCAGCCCTTCACCATCGACGACATGGTAGCTATCCACCGCGCAACCGACCTTGACCTTCTAGAAATGCTCAAGGCCAACGGATCAATAACCCCCGCCGAGGTAGCGGAACTAAGGGCCGCACCCGCGCCCGACCTCACCCACGCAACAGACAGCGCACTAGGGGCCGAAGTCTTCCGCCGCCTCACCGAAAAACGCGAGGTAGACCCGTGGGAAACACTCACCGCCGCCTACGCGGCCGCATAGAGGAACAAGAGAGTAGCGAGGAGTAACAACATATGGCGCGCCCACCCCTGCCCATCGGCTCACACGGCCAAATCACAGTGCGAAAGACGAAAGGCGGGGCGTGGGTAGCCCGCGCCACCATGCGCGACGTTACCGGAAAACGCCGCGACATCACCGCACAAGCACCAACCAGAGCCGCAGCACACACCAAACTACAAGCCAAAATCGCGGCAAACGCCAGCGGCCCAGCCGCGCCGCAAACACTAGGCGATGCTATCGACGCCTGGCGCGACACATACAGCGGAAAGTCTCACAACACCATAAAGCAGCGTGAACAGATGGTGCGGCTGCACCTCACCGAATGGAGAGACCTGCAGCTAATCGAATGCACCGTGCCCACGCTCGACCGCATCATAACGGCTGCCGCTAAGCCTAGACGGGTAACCAGCATCAACGGCAAAAGAATTACTATCGGCGGCGTATGGGCCGCTAAAACAGTCCGAACAGTCCTAAACCTCATCATGCAAGAGGCCGTGCGATCAGGAACCATACCCTTTAACACGGCGGCTGCTACCCGTGTGCCGCACACCCCACGGAAAAAGGCGCGCGCCCTAGCCCCGGCCGAAGTCAAAGAGATTATCGACATTGTAGATGCCGCCTCAGCACCCAATATCACCGGCTCCGGCCGGGCGCATTTCTGGTTCCCCGACATGGTGCGCGTGCTAGCTGGCACCGGCCTGCGTATCGGTGAATGCGTCGCCCTCAAATGGGCAGACTATGACCGTGTGCAGCGCACCCTGCACGTGCACGCTACCGCGATCATGGTAGGCGGCACCCCGGTATGGCAGGACAAGACAAAGACAGGTGCCGAGCGTGTTGTGCATTTGCCGTCCTGGTGTGCTGACGCCCTGGATGCGCGGGCGCGCCGGTTCAAGGCCAAGGCCGGGGATTATATTTTTGAGAACCGCGACGGGGGCATGATTAGTCTAGGCACGCCGACTAAGCGGCTGCATGAGATGCTGCCCGGCCGGTTCGCATGGGTTACCCCGCACACTTTCCGCAGGACGGTTGCTACCACTCTTGAGCGTGAGCTAGGGATAGAGGCGGCGCAGGCGCAGCTCGGGCACGCGTCTGCATCCACGACGCAAATTTATGTGGCCCGCCGGACCATGG